GTGATTATACATATAATAAGTTGTGTGCTGCAAATTGGCTTCCGCAGCCGATTTGGCAGCAGCCCATGTTGAGCCGCTGCCATAGCCGCTGAAAATCCATTCAGAACCGCCAAGCCCGGCCGCAGGCCCGATATAAGAACTGTACGGCCTGTCAGCATGACGCAGCGCGTTCAATACCTTGTACCGTTCATCCAGATCGGAAGCCGTTATAAAATAAGGGAACGGCTCATGCGTAAACTGGGCTGTGCCGCCAGTAACAAATCCCCATTCATTAGTTGTCAGATTTGTGACAGATCCTATGCCCAGCCGATAAAACAATCCCGCCTTTGACTCCTTCGGCCAGTCAAAAGGATGATTGCCGCTTGCATTCGTTGTTGCGAACCAGGCATCATACGTCCCGTTCGTGTCCATCATATTTGTGGAGACGAAATACGGGATAAGCTCAAAGATTTTGCCGTCCAGCGCACTCATAAACTTTTGCGTGAGATCCGGACACGCGGTATTCGTATGAATGCCCTGCGGATCTCCATAAACATAATCGAATGATCCGACCTGATTTGTGGTGATGATGTTCGTGTAAAAATTCCAGGTATTGGTAAATATATTCGTAACGCCCATCGAGACATTCGTGACAACCTGATTAGAAAAACCTGCCCAGCAGTGATTTGTTTCCACTATGCTCAGTCTGCTTACGCCTACGGCCTCGCATCTTTCATCAACAGCATAAAAAAGCTGGCTTGCAATACTGTAATTAATCTCATACCAGCCATAAACATTAGTGTTCCCGCTTAAAGGAAAATCCTGCCATCCCTCGGCAAAAACACTGCCAACAATAACAAGCCATATAAAAAAACTATTTAATAATTGCCGCAACATTGATATCTCCTAAACGATAGATTTTAGTACATTCCAGACTTTCAAATTTCTGCAGGGGCACGATCCACCATGTGTCATCGTCATCACCCGGCAAAGCCGCTGCAACCTCTATGCTGGTAGAAGAATGATCCTTCGCATGCCGTAGATACGTGTATTGAGTCTGCCCTTCAGAAAGAGAAACCTGTTTCTCTGCAGCCTGCCATGAGGCAACGCCTATTATCCTGAACTTGCCCCCATTGATTGTTGCAGTGCTGCCGGAAATGCTGAAGCCGAAAGAAACCTTTGAAAGATCAAGACCGCCGCCACCGCCGCCGACCTCTATTGCATCCCCGTATTTGTCGGAGGCAAGGATCTGCCGCTTGTATGCCTTTTGATCGGACGTATCGATGATATAGACCTCACGCGGCTTGATTTCCACGTCAGCGTCATCCTTGGAAATTTCCGAGGGCTTAAAATTGAGCTTCTTCTTATAGCTGCCGGAATCATCAGTCATCACCATTTCTTTTGTTTCGCTCGCGCCAGTGTTCACCTCATTCTTGGCAACAGGCCCGGAAAGCTCTGTTGACCCGGTATCAGAGGAGACACCTGTTGTCCGGGCAATATAACGCCACGAGGGCCGCCTGGTTCTGAACGAACGGAGCAAGGTGACCAGATCATCAGGCCCAAGGTGGCGCGGCGGCCCTATGGTGATCGTGGTGCGCCCTTCGTCAACATCCTCGTCAACCTGCTGGACAAGCGCATTCATAGAAGCCCATGCAGGCTCACCGCCTGAAAGGTTCAGCTTTCTGCCCGGCGAGAAATTACCGCTTACCTCTTCTTCAACAAGAATAATCTGCCCGTCATACTGTAATTCAGACCATGACTCATAAAGTTTTGCAGCCACGTCTGCGGGCACTGGTTCCCCGGCCTCATAACTGCCGAGCCTCTGATAAGTCCTTGTCGCGCAATTCGTGGCCGATACCTTTATTGAAATGTCCTGGTCTTTCACCTTGTGGACTTCATTATTTTCCGCATCCTTTTTCACATAATCCAGTTTGGCTTTTACGGTGTCATCCTCGGCAACCTTGCCGATCATCCAGTCCTGAACCATGCCCTCTTTCAGAATGCGGGATAAAATTCCGGATCTGGCAGCATCATGAACAGTAAAATCGCTGTCAGCCATTTCAGTTAATGCAGGCATTCTTGCTTTCCACCATTCCCTGTCATTAAGGTCTGAAGGCCAGTCTTCGGTTTCGACTCTCTGAGTAAGCAGTGTTGCCCGGCTGCCAGCAAGTTCTATTGTGGTAATAAGCGTTTCAATGTCATTTATGTTTCCGGCAGTGTCCTGAATAACAATTTCGTAGGATATATCATTAACCGTGTTCGTCTTTTCGTAGTTGATAACAACGCCCGGAACCTGCAGGTCATATCTGGGCGTAATCAGGATGCTTTCAACATTGCCCTGGCCGTTTACGGGAATAGAGACTGAAGGCATGCCTGAGCGTTTCCTGCAATGAAACGTTGGATACGGTGAAGTCGAATAATCAAAATAAGCAATGCATTCGGGCGACCACCGAAGCATCTTCACAATAACTTCTGCACACGTTACATCTGTCTGTTCGTCAAACGGCAGATTGACAGCAGGATCAACAATGCCGAGCTGGATGGGCGCGCCTTTTGAAACAGCGTAATTTACCGCGTCCACGATCTGCGCTCCGCTTGTTATACGCTCGCCCGAAGAATTCTGATTGAGAATGACACGCGACTTGTTCTTATTAACAAGCCCGCCGTCATACAGTTTCCAGGTCTGCTGATAAACACATTTTTCAAGAAGAAACCAAGGCCCGGCCAGTTCATAGGTTATACGCTCGTCACTGCTGTTGCCCATCTTCGGGATAGTTATTACGTGGCCGTAAAACCATCTGCTATTATCTTTTTTTATTATTGCGGTTTCCCCGTATGATAAAAGCGGTTCATCATCAAAGTATCCGGGCGCGGAAAAAGAGACCTTGTCCGGCGACTGACTAACCAAAGTTCGGGAAAGTCCTTCCAGTCCCAATTCTGAAAAAATCCCTTTACCTTCTATTGACCATATACTCATATCGGAAGTTTCTTTATCTGGCTTTCAAGAGTTTTGTTCTGCTGTTTTGTTTTCTCGGCAAAGCCCAGTATTGTCTGAATAAGTTTCTCATTGCCCTGCGAAACCTGTTCAAGCGCATTGACCACGCGGCGCACATCAGCCTCTTCCCTGCCCAGAATGGTTTTTACCGCAGGCATCTCCGCGTAACCCGGCCGCTTTCTTTCGCCTGCAGCGACTTTCTCCTGTGTTGAGACAAGTTCGCGTTCTTCCATTTCCAGCCGTTTTCCCAGAATGGCCTTTGCCTGTTCTGTTTTACTGAGCTGCGCTGTCTCGCCTGCAGCCTGCCTAATGTCCGAGCCTGTTTTGCTAATCTGCCTGAATGTTGAAAGCCCTCTTTCTAACCGTATGTTCTTACCCTCAGTTAATGCCTGGGCAGCTTCTGTTTCGCCTGCTGCTCTTAATTTTTTGGCGCGCAGTTCTTCAACTGATATGCCGAGGTCTTTTGCCGCCATGCGTTCGCCAACGCCGCGTGTCCATTTCCAGGGAAGGGCTTTCGAGAGCACTTCTGCCGCCGCATTGCCGATTCCTCTGCCGACAAACGGAGATATTTTCAGAAGGATCCTGCCTGCGGCTTTTGCCGCCTCTTCCAGTATTCCGATAAAAATATCTTTTAACGCGGCAAAAGCATTTTCCATCTCGCCTTTACCCTGTGAAAGAGCAGCCCAGATATTGTGGGCATGTTCGCGCATGGCAATGAGTTTTTCTTCCAGCGTTTCAAATATTTTTTCCGTGTCGCGCCACTTGGCCAGTTGAACAGTGATCTTTTCGACAAGAGGCGCGATTACTCTATCAAAAACATCCCCCAGTTTAGCCACTATGCCGCGTATGGTTTCCCATAGTTTCGGCCAGCGTTTGACTGTTTCCATCTTGTTGAACGCATCGCCCATGTTGCCTGCCGACCTGGACATTTCATCAAGATCGGATGCAGCCATTTTTGCATTGCGGCCTGTAAGACCTAAAATAGCGTTCACGCCTTCAACGCGTCCCATCATTTTCTGCAACTCGACCTGGCTGCCTTTTGCCTTGCCGACCATTTTTGAAAAGGCGTCCTGCAGGGTCATTGTCTTTGCCCAGCCGTCGCCCAGGTTTCTATTGAGTCCGATAATGGCCGCTCTGATCTGGGTCATGGCAACCGAGGTCGGCGTTCCCTGCTTGGTAAGCGTTGCCACTGCTGCCGCGACCTGTTCAAACTCCACGCCGTTTGCCGCTGCTATTGGAGCTGCAACTGCCAGGCTCTGGGAAAGTTCTTCAAATGTGGTCTTGCCGTTCTTTACGGTCGTAAACATAATGTCGGCGACCCGTTCAACTTCAGTGGCAGGAATCTTGAACGCATTTAATACGGTTGTGAGTCCGTCAACAGCGGTTGCCGTGTCAGTCGCGCCTGCCACGCCGGCTTTGGCGGCAGTCGCAAGAAACGATATGGCGTTTTCTTCAGGCACGCCTGCGGAGAGTGCCTGATAAAGACCTTCCGCCAGTTGTGATTTTGCGATGCCGAGGTCACCTGCCAGTTTAATCACATCACGCGATAAGGATTTGATGTCGGCCTTCTTGACCATAGTGTTGACCTTGGCCATCTCCGTATTGAACCTGACCGACTCGCGTATCATTCCGGCAATCGCGCCAGCAGCAACAAAGGCCATGTTGCGGAGTTTACTAAGACCCATAAGGCCTAACCGCGCTCCGGAGCGAAGTATTTGAAAACTGGATTTTGCCAGTCTGCCCATGCGGACAAAAAGCCATGTCAATGCGCGGACTGTTTTGAATGTTTTATTCAGAAAACTCAGGAGCTTTCTTATTCCTGTCAGTTCCGCAACGGTCTTAATAAAAAGTTTTATATCATCCATTGATCTGTTCTATTTCCGTTTATTCAGATGTTCCTCGACTCTTTTCCTGCAAATATCTTCGATCTCTTTTTCTTCAGGCAGCACAGTCGGATCCGGCTTTTGAACAACCGACTTCACTAAAAAGAAATAAATGCTTTCCTGCCTGCGCTTTGCGGTGCGTTTGCCTTTTATCGGCTTGGCAAGCGCGTAAACGCCGCTTCTGCCGAACACAGGTTCAAGATCGGTAAATTCACGGGGCCGTTTGCCGTAGGCTTTTGCATCAGCGGGAATAGCCAGCCGTTTTGCTTTAACCGGAAAAATCTTACCGCCGAAATATCTCTGGGCGATTCCGACATGATTGATGGATATGATCACCCCGTCACTGATCACAGAATATTGCGTGGCGCGTGCGGCCCCTGCGTAAAAATGCGTTCGCCTGCCGCCGAGCCTGTTAGGCCGTTTGCGGTCAAGAGCAAACAGGTGTTTTCGTATTGTATTAACACCTGCGCGGCCTACCACAGGCTTTATCCTGTCCTGATGGATCTCTGCGGCCAGCCGCCGGAGCCAGGGCGTGGCCTTGTCTTCTAATCTTAATGATAATGAATACATAGCAATTCATTTTGTTTTAAGGCGCAGAACACCTTCAGCGGTAAATTCCGCAGAATCGCCGAGCGATTCCACCAGAGCGTCAAACAACGCGCCTTGCCGTTCTTCCTGGGAAACATCCTTCCAGACATCCTCGTTAAATGGTCTTTGTTCGGGTTCTATTTTTATATCCGCCTGAATAACGCCGAGACTTATGGCCTCGTCACGCGCAACGTCCATTACGTCCATGCCGGAATTGAAATCAAACGGAGGGTACGGCAGTCCGAACGTTGAGATCCTTGTCCATATAGGATCATTCTTTTTCGCTATCATGCGTCCGGCGTAGAGCTGGCCACCCGCACCGCGCCAGCGCGAGATCCAGTCACGCGGCTCGTCTCTTATCTCCGCCCTGAAAAGTTCCTGTGCCGGAAACGCGTCAAGAACTTCTTGATTCTGACCCTGCTGCCAGTAACCATAGCCCTGCGCCATCTTTGTGTTTGTCTCGATGATCAGGTTAAGGCGCAAGTCCGATGAAAGGTCTTTTAGCGTACCGCGCTCTGCCGGATCAGGTTCGTATGATATTGCGGCAAGAGCTTTCTTTAACTGCAGTCTTGCGGTTGCAGGATCCATGTATTCGCCCGGACGCGCAGGTCTTTTTTCGCCAGTGAGCGGATCGATGATGGTTTCCGGCGAGACAATCTGCGTTATTACATTATTAACGCGCATGAGATATGAGGCGTTTGTTGTTCTTGCGGAAAACAATGCGCGCTCTCTTACTTCCGCCGAAATATCCATGAGCTGGCGGCTGGACGCTTCAGTCGGCAGGATCGCTTTGACCTGCCGACTCTTTATTGCATCATCGAAAGATATTGGTTCAGTGAATATCATTATTAGAGGTTGTCTTTTACCGCCTGCCTGAATTCAGCGATGGTCTTTTGCTTGTCCACTGGCGCGATATCATTGATCCAGACGAAGATCGCTTTGACTATGCCTTTTAACTGCCTTGGCATTTTTTCAGAGTCGGAAAGTTTTTCCTTCTCGCGGTTGTCGTACCAGGCAGCAGCATCAGGTTCGAGGGCTTCGAGTTCCTGTCTTGTCGGCGGTTCATGACCGGGTACGTCCCAATTTTCAGGATGCACGCCTTGTCCGTCGCCGTGATCCACAAGCGTGCAGAAATCTTCTATTCTGTCCGGCGCGCTGCCGACATTCTGTTCGTACCAGTAAAGCAGACATTTTGCGTATTCCATATCTTCTCCTCCGTTATTTGAGTTGATAACCAGTGAACCAGTTATTAGTTGAACTGCCGTAAAGAGTCATTGGGTCGCCTCCGCTATTATGTATGTAGAATTCAATCTCATCATTTGCGGCAAGACTGACAGGCCCGGTGCTTATACGGCTTCCGCCTGAAGACCCGACATAACCTCCGCCTCTCAGCCATCTGGATCCGTTTTTATACAGGTACATTTGCATCTGACCTGCAGCAGCATAAATACCTTGAGCATCGAAGTAATACATGCCCGTATTCGGTGTAACAAACTTGTTGGAAGTGAGATTGTAATCACTGCTATGGTCAAATTCCTCTGTGTCAAAAGGAATCTTTAATTCTGTTGAACCGCTGATAGTGATATTGGTTGAAACATAAACTCTGAAACATACGCTTGTGGAGCTGCCGCCGTCGCCCGTTCCTGCGTCGCCCTTGATACCGTCAACTTTCCAGCCGCCGAAATATGACTTATCTGAATAAATGGTGTTGAGTTCGCCGCCGTAAGCGTAAATCTCAACGTAATCATTGGAACTCAGAAAAACAGGGCCGAACGTGCCGCCGAACCCCCAGTTCTGATTATTGGGCGATGCCCGGTATGCAGCGTTTTCCGCGTGCCATGCGCCGTTGGTATAAAGGGCCACAACCTGCAAAGCGTCTTGATACCATCCGAGCTTGGAATCAAAGACATAATAACCGTCTTCTTTTATTTCGCATCGGTAATCATTGGTATGATCATAAATTCCGTCATCATCGGATCTTTCCGTATCAAATGAAATCTTTGTCCATGTTGCGGCAGTCAAGGAAACATTAGATGAAAGGTTGACCAGGAATGTTATGTTCGTGCCGATACCGCCAGTGCCTGGATCGCCTTTTATGCCGTCGATTTTATACCCGGAGAAAGTCAGCTTTGTTGAGCCGCCTATAACCGTTTCGGTATTGCCTTCGACTTCCTGAACATACACCTCAACGTATGCGCCGTTTGTAAGATACATGGGGCCGGTATTGAGTGATCCGGAATGTTCGTATGCATTGTTGTATGTCGAAGCCTGAAACGCCGACACACCATTAGTATAAATGTGGCAATTCACGTAGGCTACTGCCAATACAGTCCAGTTTGCTGAGAATGTATAGAACCCATCTTCAGGCACGTTATAGCGATTATTGCCGGGCAGATCATAATCACTGCCGTTATCATGAACCTCTGTGTCAAAGGGGACTTTAGTCGTTAAAAAACTTCCGAGCGTGAAGTTGGTCGAGCAATAGACTCTAAATGCCATATTCGTTCCGACACCAGTGCCGGAATCGCCTTTGTCTCCCTTAGGCCCGCCTATCTTCCATCCGGCAAACCAGTTAGTGCCAGCACCGCCGTACATTGTCCGGGTGGTTCCGCCTTTGTTTTCACAGTACATCTCAAAATACTCGCCTGCCGTGCAGCTAACAGGCCCGCTGTTAAAGAATGTGGAATCATCACCGGAACTTATGACAGTGGGGCCGGTGAAAAAGTTCGTGCCGTTCCGATACAGATGCCAGTTGTGATAAGGATTTTCGGAAAGCTGCGAGGCCACAAACACGTATTCGCCGTCTTCCGGTATTTCGCACCTGTTATCGCCTGCCAGATCATACACATTCCCTTTATCCAGCATCTCCGTGTCAACAGGCATCTTGACTGTGGCCAATCCGGGCATAGACCAGTTTGTCGAAGAATATACGCTGAAACAAATGCTTGTAGAACTGCCGCCGCCTGTGCCGTCGGGCGTTGCCCATGTGCCGTCGCCGCGCAAATATTTACCGAGATCACTGGATGTCGATGTGACCGAGCCTGTGGTTCCGGCCCCCTGGAATAAATTAGTATAGTCACCGCCGCCGCCCGATGGAATGTCCCATGAACCGTCAGCTTTGAGATATTTGCCAGCGTCACCTGCGGTCGAGCTTACGGTTCCTGTCGTGCCTGCGCCTGAGAAGAGATTTGTGTAGTCAGTAATATAGCCTTGCGCTGAATGGTCACCCCACGAATACGCCTCATCCCAGTTCTGCGTATGCGTGCTGGTGATATCAGCGGCAACGCTGCTCGAAAAGTCAGGGTCACTTTCAGAAGTAAGATACCCTTGCAAAGAATGATCGCCCCATGAATATGCTTCGTCCCAGTTCTGGGTATTAGCGGTTCTTTCATCCGCATAAGTAAAAATGTCTTTGGCGATATTGTTCGTGTCATAAACAGATTTCTGCATGTCGCCTGATCCTCCTGGAGATCCCCATGTGCCATCGCCCTTGAGATATTTGTCTATATCACCTGCAGTCGAACTGACCGATCCGGTTGTGCCTGCGCCGGAGAAAAGATTTGTGTAGTCAGTAATATAGCCCTGCGCCGAATGGTCACCCCAAGAATACGCCTCATCCCAGTTCTGCGTATGCGTGCTGGTAATATCAGCGGCAACGCTGCTCGAAAAGTCAGGGTCACTTTCAGAAGTAAGATACCCTTGCGAAGAATGATCGCCCCAGGAATATGCTTCGTCCCAGTTCTGGGTGTTAGCGGTTCTTTCATCCACATAAGTAAAAATATCTTTGGCAATGTTGTTCGTGTCATAGGTTGATGCCTGCATGTCGCCTGATCCGCTCGGAGATCCCCAGGAACCATCGCCCTTGAGATACTTGTTTGTGTCAGATGATGCGGAAGTCACCATGCCTGTCGAGCCTGCGCCATTAAAAAGATTTGTGGCAGTGCCGCCAGATGGAATGTCCCACGAACCGTCAGCCTTCAAATACTTTCCTGCGTCCCCTGCAGCCGAGCTTACGGATCCTGTCGAGTTTTCTCCTGAGAAAAGAAAATCGCGTTTTGCAACATTGTTCCTGTCAAAGAAATTGGTTGGCGAAACAAGGTTCCCGTTGGTATCAACCATGACAGCATGACTTTTTATTGCAGGCGTACTGGTCGGCGCGCCTGCCTTTGTCCAGAAATTGCTGGAATAATCAGCCCAGTCATGGACATTGCTCACTGAATCAAACGCATACCATCGATAATAATAGAGCTGGGAGGGAGCAAGCCCTGTGACATTTGTGGAAATAATGCCTGTGCCTGCTGTTCCGTAATAATTCGAATACGCCCAGTTGGTGCTGTTCGTGCTGCCGTCACTTGTGCCATAGAAAAGAGTTATTGCCGCGTTCGTGGCGTTTGTCGAAATTATCTCTCCGTAAATATCTGCTGAAGTGCGTGTGATGTTTGAAACAGATCCGTTTTCAATCTGCAGCTCGCCTGCAAGAGCATTGCAGGTAAACAGCAGCAAACAGAATATCAGAGATTTTTTCATAAAAGAATTTCTCCTTCTCCGAGGCCGATGACAGGCTCTCCGTCAATTATGTTCACAACAAGCGGATACCACTTGTCTGTAGATGTTTCGTAAATACAGGCGTGCTGGCCGTCTTTGAACCGGATGCTTGCGCCGTCCGCGTGCTTTCGCATATAAAGCGCGTCGCATACATCCTTGGGATAGTAATTTTGCAGATTCTCAGGCGGCGTGCCTGCAACGCCAGTGCCGTCTTCCACGATCTTGAGCAGAGTCGCGCCCAGCGTAATATGACGGCCCGGACTGTCAGTGGTAATTACGGAAACAGCGAGCCAGAAAGTCTTTTCATTTGAGTTTGAAAGGTTGATGTTGGTTTCCGTGCCGTTAAACGTGATCAATGCGTGCTGCTGGGTCCCGTCATCCCATGTTTCAGAAGTCAGAGCGTCATTGAGTTCGCCTGCAGGAACTGTCTTGGTCATTACAGGCGCGCCAGTACGTTCATTGTCGTTCTTGACTTCCAAAGTAACAGACGCGAGATTTGAAACCGACTGGAGCGCGTCATTAAAGAAAACGCCTATTTCGAACTGAACGTCATTGCCGCGCCAGAGTTCGGGCGCGGCGTTTGTGTAAACGTCCTTGATCTGCTCATTGGTCGGCTTTGAAGCATCGACCTTCAGTCTTATCCGTTTTCTCTGTAATGTGCTCATGGTTTCTGTTTAAGCATTTTTCCGCCGATGACCGTGTAAGTGTGATGCGTTGACCTGCCGATATACCGGGACTCATCAATCTCAATACAGGCGGCCTGCAAATGCCTTTCAACATCGCGCCCGTTATCGTCAGTTGCGACAAAAGTCACCAGCCCCTGTCCCGGCAGACCGGTTGAGTGTTCCAATATGAAGCATTCTGACGCTTGAACGGATGAATGGAGCCGGGACACGCTGAATGAAACGGTTGTCTGATGGTTCTTTCTGTCAAACATTTTGATTTCGTCAGCGCGCAGAAGCTGGGCGATCTGAATGATCCTTCTGCCGTTGATCTGAAGATCAGCCACGGATTCGCGTTCGCCTCTTGCAAGCCAGGTATTATTGATTTTTACTTTCATGGATTATACGGGCGCGCCTGTTCCTACATAAAACAGGGGGTCTGCTGCCCCTGCAGTAAATGACCTTGTTGCGACAAACTCCAGTTCGCCAGCGCGTAATGTCGCGTTTCCGAATGCAAGACCGCCACCATTGGGCGATGCTTTATAGATACGCACGTAAACGCCTGTTCCGATAATGTTGAGATCATTGCTGTTCGCGTTAAGCGAAGAACCTCTTGCCGCGCCTGTTCCCTGTATTTTCATGAGATCAGTAATCTGCTGCTCGTTTACGCCTACAGGCTTGAACCTTGCCGATACGCTCAGACCTGCCAGCGTCATGTCAACAGTCCCGAAAGAATCTGTCGGCACAGGCTCTAACTGCATATCGGTTTCGATGGTAATGCCTTCCTCGGTTTCGATTGCGTCCCAGGGCGGTGTTGATCCCCATGCAACCGCGTACGGCTGTGTCAGAATATTTGCCGGATCAAAACTTGTGTCGCTGAATGCCAGATCCGCAATAGCGACACGATGGGCTGCCGCGCTCCATGCTTCGTTGTCAGCTCCGATGCATGTAAATTTCATGGGGCCGAGCAGTGTTTTTGTGGTTGAAAGAATAATGCTCGGCATCTGAGTAAGGGCAGCGGCCTTGTATGTCAGCTCCTTGCCTGCTTTTGTGTGGATGACAAGGTTCTTGTCAGTTGCCCCGAATATTGAATCGCCTATAGAAGGACTGGCATGCGGAAACATTTTTGCGAGGTTTGCCCATTCGCCTGCAGGCGTGAATTCAATATCAATCAGAATATTGGAAACTCTTTCATCAACTTTTCCGAACACAGATGTCGGTATCTCAAAAGTTTCAATGTCAGGCGTTGCCGTGATATCGCCTTCAGTGTAAAAGACCGCGCCGTCAAATTTTACAATCGCAGGCCCGCGAATGATCGTGCTTCTTTGAATTGTCATTTTTATTTCCTTTCGCTTTATGTTGAGAGTTTGAAACCGCCTGATGTCGTAAAAGAGATGTGCCGCGCCACACTCGCGCCGGGCGGCGGCTCAACAGTGCGGACAGCGGCCTTGTCCAGAACAAAGACTTCATTGACAGACGGCGGCTTGAATCCGTGAACGTAAAGCATGACGTGTTCGACAACATCATTGATGTGCTTGTACGGCGTCCTGCTGCGGTTAATAACCACGTTTTCGGCCACTTCAACAACAGTCCTTATGTTGTCGAGGTACGGTGTCGAAACATTCTGCTTGTCGCAGTCAGCATCGGCCAGAAGAACCACAATGGAAATGCCCAGGCGCGAAAGCGATTTGCTTATGGCAGTTTCAATATCGCCCTGGTCTTCGGTAATGATCATCATGTCCTGAAAATAATTGAGGCCGCCGAGCGCGGTCGCGTCTTCCAGGCGGTCTTTTATGTTTTTCTGTAAGTCGGCAAAAAAGCTCATTTCTTTTTTGTTTCCTTTTGTTGATCGGATTCCGGTTTGTGTGATTCAGGAAAAGAAAGATCGCGGAAAATGAGCACATCGGTAAAAACATTGCAGTGCCCGTATTTGATGCCTGCTTTTTTGAGAACAGGAAGCGCGGCAAAATTCTTGTCTGTCAATAACGAGGCCGGAACAAGAAACAGATCGTGCTTTGCATTCTCTTTGTCAGAACAGATTTCAACTGTTTTATATCCGGCTTCTTTCAAATCTTTCTGTAATTGCTGTAGAAAATCTTTCATGTTCCTCCTTATAGTCCGTCCAGTTGGTCTCTTGTTGTCTGTCTTTCAGTCTGGCTCGCCACTTCTATCTCGCCTGAAGAATCCTCGCCCGTTATCGGATCCTCTATCGAAAATCTGCATTCTGCGGTAAGCTTCATGAGAGATATTGCCTTGTCGTATTTGTCTTTTCTGCTGTCATCGAGATCATAGCCGGGAACACGCGCAATGATTTCCGCGATAATCATGTCGCAGGCAGCACCTAACAGTCTTTCAGGGATTTTTGCTGTATCAGTATCAAGTGTGTTCTTTTCGCATGCCGCGACATAACCTCTGACCAGGTTCGTGACCTGGCCGATTGACGGCTGCACAGGGTCAACCTGGCCGTCAGCCAATGCGGCAGCGCGCAGGGCTTCAAGTTCTGCGCCCGATATATGCGTAAGAACGTCTGCTTCTGTTATTGTTTGCCACGACATTTTTCTAATTCTTCCTAATAAAGACTGCCCGGAGGCCTTGTGGGAAAAGGCCCCCAGGCGAGCAAACCTTTCTTAGCTGATAGTGAACATGCGCATGCCGAGCGTTGAGGTGATAACTATATTGCTGTAGTGCTCGACAGAGATGTCGATGTACTTGGCGTGCTCTTCACGATACACGCGGTATCTGCCGGATTCTGTCGGAGTCCAGAACTGCTTGATGTTGGACGGATCGTCCTTGTCAATATTCTGCAGGGCATAATACATAAGCACATACGCGCCTATGATTTTTGTTTTTGCGGAAGAAGAACTCTGATAGCGTTCCCTGCTGACAAGAACCTTGTCAACCGCGAGAAGTCCTGCTACCTGTTCCGGGGATTTGCCTGATCTGGCATTGCCGCCTGCATTGTTCTGCGCTTCATAGGAAAGGTTGCGCTTCTGCCATGCGACCTCTCCATAGACGACCGTGTTGCTCTGGATACCGCGATCATCCGCGCCTGTTATAAGGTCGGCGATAATGTCCTGGTCTGGATTTTTGCCAGCAGAGGTGTCCCATGTCTTGGCCGTATTGGTTGATGCTGCCACAATAACCGCCCCGGCACGCCTCAGATCGTTGCGGTCAAGCCTTGAGATAAGACGGCCTACAGCACGTTCCTCTGAGCCTGGAACCATCTCGTCACGATCCAGCCTTATTGTAAGACCCTTGTTGTAGGTCTTTTCATTTACGCTTGATCCCTTGAACTCCACACGCTTGAACGGAGATCCGATTGCCCGGATATCATCGGTCTCGCTCAGGAACACTTCCGTGTTGGTCGCCTTCTTGAATTCGAACCTGCGGGCTACTTCAACAGACGGAGCTATGGCGTCAAGCGTTGCTCGTATATCTTCAGGGTCTTGCCAGCCTATCGCGTAAGCGGTAAGCGGCTCGGAAAAATACGTTGAAGTAAAACGTTCTTCGTTTGCCAGGCAGATCACGCCAGGCTCCTGTCTTCCCGTGTCCATTGGAAGAGCTATCCCGACATTTGCAAGAGTGAATTTTTTCATTTTTCTTTTCCTTTCATCTTTTTCTATTGTTTCAGTCACTTGTGCATCTATTGCCGATTAGTAGAGATCCTTTCTGATTAAGGGGTTAGACGACCACGAATTTGACGGGATAGCAGGACTCGACTTCGATCTCGTCATTGTTTGCCGCCGCAGGCGTGAGTGTTTTTCCCACCTTGTAATAAGTCCCGGCAACTGTCGGCTCGTTCTGTATCTTGCCGTTGTTGGCGGTAAACACTTCCACGTTTACGGCAATGGCTTCGATTGCGACCATCGTGCGCGTGCTGTTTGCCTGACCCAGGAATTTTACATCTGCCGGAACTTCCGCTGCGCCGGGTTCGTCAGTGCATACGCCGAGCGGCATATCGTTTTCGCCGTTCAATGCAATGTGGTCGGCGTCCGAACCGAACTTTACGAGCCTGAACCGCGATGCTATCGAGGCATCGGACAGTTTTGTGATTCCGTCTTCGTGCGTGCCTTCCGCGATATTGGCAAGCGATAGCATACCTTTGAACCTGTAACCGAATATTTGAGCAAGAATTCTTTTCACTTTATCATCCTCCGTTTTTTCTTTTTGCTTCGATGTTGGTTTGATTCCTGTCAGTGTTTGTTTCTTTTGAAAAATTATTTTTCAGAAACTTCTTCTTCGAACAGTCCCTTATGTTTGGAATTATTTTTGACTGCCATGTAGGAGTCGTGATAGCTCTGGCCTGTCTTTTCCATATGCTCGTTGACAAGGCTGAGAATCTGCCCCTGCCTGTCCTGGGTGTTGCTGCTGCGTGTTCCCAGACCGTCTGTTACGGATGATGTCTTCAAACTTTTCTGCGCGTTGGCAAGGTCAGCAGATTTTGTTTCAAAATCATCATTAAGAGAAGAAACCCACTTCTGCTTGTCGGCAGGCGTTATTCTGCCGTCGGCAATGGCGCAGTTGACAAGCAGCTCTATGCGCTCCTTGCGTTCATTGGAAAAAACCTTTTCAGCTTCTTCTTTTGCCTTCTTCTCATTGGCAAGCTCTGTTTCAGCAGCAGATTTCGCGGAATTAGCTGCCTGCAGCGAGGTTTCAGCGGATTTTTTCGCAAGAGTTTCGTTCGCCAAAGCTTTTACTGCTTCGTCCTTTTCGTCCGCAGTCTTTTTTACATTGGTGATTTTTTCTTTTAACTGTTCTTCAGTGGCTTCGTTGGCCATGCCAAACAGTTGTTTCAACCATTCGTTCATGATCTTCCCCCTTTGTTGTTGCGTCCCGATCTCAGGACAGTTCTGATTTGCCAATGGATGAACAGGCCAGTTCGGATCGTTCGTGAATCCGCACGAGAGCAGCCAGAACGGCTCTGCCACTTTCATCCCGTTTTCCATTCCGACAATGTTCGCCTTCCAGTGAGGGCTGAAATATTTGTAATGGGCGTTTGCCAATAACTGATAGCCCGCATCGCTCCAGTTCATCTGCAGCGCAAGACCGTCCGGCCATGCTGCAATGTCCATGATCCAGCCGTAGGCTTTGGTGTCTGTGTGCTGGTTGGCAAAAACCGGATGATCAGGATGACCGATATAAAACGGAAGGCCGCCGAATTCCCTGGTAAATTTGCCGCGCCATGAATTGAATCTTTTTGCCATTTCATTGGCGCAGCCAAAAGTAAGCCGCTGAATACAGGAAACCCTGCCGTCATTATATTCCTTGTCGCCGTAGGGTATAAGCAGCCATTTGTCCTGAAGAATTTTGAAAGCATTGGCACAGCCGAGTATTGATTTATCTGTATTCATTAGCTTTGACCTCCGTTCGCACAAAAACTGCATTTCCGGCCTGCTGGTAATGCCCTAAGGTCTCTATTGAGATCGCCGAACGTGGCGCGACCTGGCGCGTTTTGGGTTATAATGGTGCCTTGTTTACGCAATAGCGGCGAATAGGCCAGCAGGCCGGGATAAACTTTCCAGGCAGGGATTCTTAAAAGAAGCGGCTTTCTGATATGAACAAATCCGGCAAAGACAAGCTCGCTGCAAAACCATCTCTTCTGGCCTGCCGGGGATTCTTTTCTGCGTGTTATGAAATTCAGGCACCCTTTGAAGTCGTATTTCTTGCCGACCTGATTTAACAGGAATTCGCGTAAGCCTTCGCGTTCACTCGGTGTCAGGTCTATTGAGAAAAGATCGATAACTGTGCCGGGCGTATGGCCGATGTTAATGGAAAAATTGTAGCGCACTCCGCCTATGTGCCAGGATTCAATTACTGAGGAATCCGGCTCAAAGCCTTCTTTCCACGCCCTGAATATGGATTCGTCATCATCCGTCCAGGAGGCATGCGAATATTCGCTCCATGTCCGAATTTTGATGATACGCGATGTAAAAGATATTCCCTTGTAAAGAGCGATCATACAACGGCCCTTTCTGTTTCCGCTTCCGCAAATCCGTTGATAAGAGCAGCATTCAAAGATTCCTCCAATACATGCGCTGACTCAGGATTTTTATTTATCGCCTTGAGGATATGCGGAAGCTCACTTTGCAGATTTCTTAATGCGGCATTCCTGAACTTCGGATCGTCTATGTCCATGATGTATTTCAGCCGCTCACGCACAGGCGCAAGATCATCTTCCTGCGCGTTGAACATTTTCCGCTTTGCGTTTACCTCAAGTTCAGCGTTGACCTTTTCGGCTTTTGTCTGTCCTGCGTTTGCCAGAGAAGAATTCGCGGGGGATGCTGAGGAGGCGTCTTCAGCATTGCCCCCGCTTTTATCCGGATCCGGAGCTTGTGAGGAAACAAGTTCTTCCTTGGCATCGGGCAAAGGGCGGTTATAGCGTTCGCAAAGATCATTGATGGCAACAGGCACGTTGTTGGAGATAAGGAACTTGTCTATTTCAAGATCAAGGCGCACGTCCTGCTTGGTGCTGGTATTGATTTTTATGTAGGCAAGCGGATTGTTTTCCCCGAAAACATATTTGATCACCCATCGGTCAACCTGTTCGTTCAATACTTCGGAGATCATTGTCGCGTCATCGGTTTCAAGAATCTCCGCTTCATCTTCCTGCAGACTCGCGCCAGTGCCTTCGCCTTCTTTTGAGCTGATCGTGGAAAGATCCGCGCCGCGCCATAACGCGGCAAGGGCGCGATCCATTCTTTCGACAAGTTTGGGATACGGGAGCTGGCCTTTTGCTTCTATGTTGATCGCCTCAATATCTTCGCTGCGGCTCATTACTGCGGCAAAATCAACAGCATAGTTTTTCACGGCATCGACCATTGCCTTCCATTCCTCGCTGCCGCGTTTGGCATCGGTCACGCCCTTGATGCCCGGCGATCCGTGACGTTCGCAATATCCGAGCCAGTCCTTCAAGGGAAGATGTTTGAACATATAGGCAATGCTGCATGCCGGCATAAGGCAATCGCCGACCGTAACAATCCATTCGCCAGGCTCTAAATCGTCACCCGTAATCGCGCCGTCACTTGAGAGGTAGCGAAGTTTGCCGGAAAAATTTTCAAAGAACCACAATGGCACAAACTTGAATGCGGCACTCAGCCCCTCCTGGCCGGGCTTCCAGATAATTTCATGCACAGCGTATTTTTTGCCCACAGCATCCATCATCTGGCGCACAAGCAGTGAAACGCCGCCGCGATGGTTAAGGTCTACGGCTGATGTGCATGAAAGGTTGTTATAGAAAAATTCCAACGCTTCTTTGTGGCGTTCGGCTTCTTTGCTTTCTTCAGTCAATACAATCTCATAACCGTGACGGCTCACGGCCTTCTTTCTTTTGGGCGCGACTGATTTTAGAATATCGTCACGCTCCTCAATCTTGTCCCATATAAGTGCCGCGCCCTT